TCCTTACTATCGACATGATCACTCGGAAGTCTCTGGAAATTCTGGAGAACAACCTGGTGCTCACTCGTAACGTGAACCGCCAGTACGACGACAGCTTTGCTGTTGAAGGTGCCAAGATCGGCTCCACGCTGCGTATCCGCCTCCCCGACCGCGCTCTGGTCACTGACGGTGCCGCCCTGCAAGTTCAGGACGACAACGAGCAGTACACCACGCTGACCGTCGCCAACCAAAAGCATATCGGCGTGAATTTCACCTCCGCCGAACTGACCATGCAGTTGGACGACTTCGCCGAACGCGTGCTGAAGCCTCGTATTAGCCAGTTGGCTGCGTCCATCGACGCCGACGTCGCTAATGCCTACAAGGGCATCTACTCGTCGGTCGGCACCCCCGGCACCACGCCAGCCACCTCGTTGGTTCTGCTGCAAGCCCAGCAGAAGCTCAACGAAAACGCTGCCACGATGATGCCTCGCTATGCCACCGTCAACCCAGCCGCCAACGCTGGTTTGGTCGAAGGCATGAAGGGTCTCTTCAACCCAACCGACACCATCAGCAAGCAGTTCAAGAACGGCATGATGGGCACGGGCGTGCTTGGTTACGACGAAATCAACATGTCGCAGTCGATCAAGACCCACACCACCGGCGACTGGGGTACCGGCATCACCGTTACCACGACCATCTCGGCTCAAGGCGCGGCTTCGGTTGGCCTGTCGTTCACCGGCTCTTCCAAGACCTGGAAGCAGGGCGACGTGTTCACCATCGCAGGCGTCTACGCGGTCAACCCACAGACCCGTGAAACCACTGGTTCGCTTCAGCAGTTCGTTGTGACTGCCGACACTTCCGGTTCGTCCACGGCCACTGTGACCGTTTCGCCAGCCATCTACACCGCGACCAACGCTCTGGCCACTGTGGACTCGTTCCCGCAGTCCGGCGCTGTCGTCACGATGCTGGGTTCGGCTGCTTCGCAATATGCACAAAACCTTGTGTATCACCGCGATGCGATCACCTTCGCCACTGCCGACTTGCTCCTGCCAAACGGCGTGGACATGGCTTCTCGCGCCGTCCACAACGGCATCTCGCTCCGCGTTGTCCGTCAATACGACATCAACAACGACCGTATGCCCTGCCGTATTGACGTGCTGTATGGCTACTCGGCCATCCGTCCCGCAATGGCTGCCCGCATCTGGGGCTAACCTTTATGCCCCGGCTTAGGCCGGGGCGTATTCCTCTTTTTCTTGGAGAAATATCATGGCGCTTCCTAATGGCACCGGCGGTTATCAAGTTGGCGACGGCAATCTGAACGAGGTTATCCTCGGCGTTCAGCCTGCGCCCACCACCTACACCGCAAACGCAACCGCCTCTTTGACGGTCGCGGATCTCGAAACCGGCTTGGTTGTCTACACCCAAACCAACGCCAACAACCTTCAACTTCCACTGGCTTCCGCCGTAGAAGCTGAAGTCGGCAGCGCGAAGGTCAACAGTTCGTTTGACTTCTTCGTCATCTCCACCAGCACTGGCGTCGGCACGCTGACGGTCAACACTGGCTGGACCTTGGTCGGTTCGGGCGCTACGCCTGCCTCCGGCGTGGGCGCTCACTTCCGCGCTCGCAAGACCGGCGACAATGCGTACACCGTCTACCGCATCGCCTAAACCAAAGCCGCCCTACGTCATTGTGGCGTAGGGCGATTTGTTTTTATCGGGAATTTCATGCAAATCTACCTTCGGCATCCGGTCCACGGGACCAAAATTGCTACGCTTGAGATGGAAATTGAACACGACAAAAAGCTCGGTTGGTCGGTGTACGACCCTGAAGCCTTTATCGAACCCGAAGTTTCTGCTAATAGTCTAGAAGTGAAGAGACGCGGACGACCTCCGCTAAACGCAGGGGCCTAATATGACCACGGCAGGCGAACTGATAAACGGCGCTTTGCGGCTGATCGGTATGCTTGCCGAAGGTGAAACCCCTTCTGCTGCCACATCTCAAGATGCCCTTACGGCCATGAACCAGATGATTGATTCGTGGAACACTGAGCGGCTGTCGGTCTTCTCGACCCAAGATCAAATCTTTATCTGGCCCAACAATCAGGTGCATCGCACGCTTGGCCCTACGGGCGACTTTGTAGGCAATCGTCCAGTTCAACTTGATGACTCGACCTACTTCAAAGACCCAACCACTGGGATCTCGTATGGCATCAAGATCATCAATCAGCAGCAGTACGACGGTATTGCCGTTAAATCCGTGACCAGCACTTTTCCACAGGTCATGTGGATAAACATGGAATACCCCAACATCGACATGTACGTCTATCCCGTGCCTACCAAGGCGCTGGAATGGCACTTCATCTCGGTTGAGGAGCTAACCCAGCCTGCCACGATCTACACGCAACTGACGTTTCCGCCAGGCTACCTACGGGCGTTCCGCTATAACTTGGCTTGCGAGATCGCGGCTGAGTTTGGCGTTGAGCCATCGCCGCAGGTGTCACGGATCGCTATGGCGTCCAAGCGCAACCTTAAGCGCATCAATAACCCCGACGACATCATGTCGCTGCCGTACAGCATCGTCGGCACTCGCCAGCGGTTCAACATCTTCGCAGGGAACTACTGATTATGGCTGACGTTAAAATCAGTGAACTGCCCGCAGCAATCGCCGCCGCCGGCACGGACAAGTTTGTCATCGTCCAAGGCGGCGTAACCAAGCAACTTTCCAACACGCTGCTGTTCACGGCTGCGACGTTCACGGGCGGCACGTTCACGGGCGGCACATTCACATCCCCTACGTTGGTCACCCCTGCCCTTGGGACGCCCGCCAGCGGCGTTATGACCAACGTGACGGGCTTGCCCCTCACCACGGGCGTGACGGGCCTCCTGCCCCTCGCTAACGGCGGTACGAACGCATCAACTGCTGGTGCGGCGCGAACCAGCCTTGGCGCAGCCGCGTCAGGTGCCAACTCAGACATCACTTCGTTGACGGGGCTGACGGTGCCTCTCGTTTCACTCGCAACCGTTTTCGCCATCGCGGCGGCACTTTAGGAGATCATCATGGCCGTCACGCCAAACTCAATCGTCACACCTCAAACGCCTATCGCAGCAACAGCGGTGGCAACTACCGCCAACACCACCTATACCGACACCCCGACCAACACGGTTCAACTGCTAGCGGCCCAGACCAACGGCGCGCGGATGCAGAAACTCACCGCACTGGCACGGGCCACGGTTACGGCGACCGAATTGCAGTTATACGTCTCGTCTGACGGCGGCACGACCAAGCGGTTCATCGGCTCGAAGCTCATGACGGCTTACACTGTCGCAGCCACGACCGCTCAGACCGCTATCGACTTCGGTTACACCGACGCGGCACCGCTGATCCTGTCGGCTACCGAAAGCCTCTGGGTGGCGATCAGCGTCACCAATACCGGGATCGTGTTCCGCACCGAAGGCTACGCCTACTAATGCAAAACGCCCCCGCCATGCTCGCCCAGAAGATGATGAACCGGCAGGCCCCCTACGGGCCTATCGGCATGGTCTCGCAGAATATGAGTGGGAATAAAAAGGGGGCGGCTGCGGGGGGTGGAACGTCGGGGCCGGTTATTGGTTTGAAGTTTGACACGGCTACGGCTACGGCTGGAATGACGTTTTCTAACAGCGACACAACGGCGACCAATGGCACGGGCGGATCAACGGCATCCGCCAAAGGCAACGCATCCACGACCACGGGCGGCACAAGCTCTTGGTATTGGGAATTTATTAATAACACTTTAGTAACTAATCTACTAGGATTTGGTCCATCATCTTTCGTTTGCAACACAGCAAATACAATAGGATTTATCGCAAACACTGTAGGTTATTACGCTCAAGACGGCAATTTGTATATTGGCAGCACTGCAAGAACTAACATTGGCGCCGCACTTGTCGGGGACGTAATAGGTTTTAAATTAGACTTAACAGCCTCAACCGCAACATTAACTATTCTGAAAAACAATGTTGTGATTTTAAATAACTATAATATTACAGCATTTAATGCTATTTTTAATTCTGCAACCGCATGGTTTCCGATTTGGACATCGCAAGCCAATGCTTCCGTTGGCACCATAGCCAACAACATCTACTCCTACGCTGGCTACACCCCCATCGGTTCTGCCGCAACAACCATCGCCGCCTCCGCCTCAGTCCCCGCAGTGGCTGACGGAAAATACGACGTCTACACGTTCAATGCGTCCGGCACGTTTACGGCGGGGTCTACGGGGGCGGTTCGGGCGTTGGTGATTGCGGGCGGCGGGGGTGGGTCAGGAGCAGGTGCCGGTGCCGGGGGCTATCAAGAAAAAGGTGTTGTTGCTACACCTCAAACATACGTCATTACGGTCGGCGCGGGCGGCGCGGGATATGGACTTGGCACAAATAGCTCTATAGGTGCCGCCGTAGTATCCACAAGGGGTGGATTAGGAAACGGAAGCCAGCCAGTCACTACAGATTCTAACGGCGGCAGTGGGGGCGGCGCTTCTCCGAGTGTTCCTGCTAGTGGGCCGTTTAGTGCTGTTGGCGGCACCGGAATTGCTGGCCAAGGCAACGATGGTGGACCCGCTTCGGGAACGGCTAGTGGCGGCGGAGTAGGCGCATGTAGTGGCGGCGGTGGTGGTGCAGGCGCAATCGGCGGCACCGGAACCACAAGCACGGGCGGCAACGGCGGCAACGGTTTAGCCTCTAATATTACCGGAACTTCCATATTTCGCGGCGGCGGGGGCGGGGGTTATGGCGACATAACCGGAAGCAGCCCCGGATCTGGTGGCGGAGGCTATTGGAGTTCTAGCGTTGGTGGTGTGGCCGCGATTGTCAACACGGGTGGGGGTGGAGGCCCAACAGTTGCAGGCGGCTCCGGCGTAGTAATCATCCGCGTTCGAGCGAGGGCGTAATCATGGCACATTTCGCACGTTTAGACGCAGCCAACATAGTGACCGAGGTTCTGGTCGTCGATAACGGCATCCTTGAAACGCCAGAGAACGAGCAACTCGGCATCAAGTGGCTGCGTGACTTCGACAGCCTACGCGGACTAGCGCCTGCCCAGTGGGTCCAGACGAGTTACAACAGCAATTTCCGTGGGCGGTATGCTGGGATTGGGATGACGTATGATACAGTGCTGGACGAGTTCATAGCACCGGACCCCGCCCCATGAAATCTCCCATCCTCGGATCGACATATGTGGCCCGCAGCGTAAACGCTGCCGACAGCCGCATGGTCAATCTGTTTCCAGAGGTCATCCCCGAAGGCGGCAAGGAGCCTGCGTTCCTGAACAGAGCGCCAGGTCTTCGGCTGCTGACGACCTGCGGAACCGGCCCTGTCCGAGGCATGTGGCAGACTACGACCTACGGCTACGTCGTATCGGGTTCTGAGTTCTACCGTGTCGATGCGGCATGGAACGCTACCAAACTAGGCGACGTGACGGGCACCGGCCCCGTCTCTATGGCCGACAACGGCATCCAGATCTTTATCGCCTGCAATCCAGACGGCTTCATCTACAACATGCTCACGGGGGTCTTTCAGCAGATCTCCGACCCCGACTTCCCCGGCGCTATCACCGTCTCGTATATCGACGGCTATTTCGTGTTCAATGAACCCAACAGCCAACGGTTCTGGATCACAGCGATCTTTGACGGCACGGACATTGACGCGCTCGACTTCGCCAGCGCTGAAGGCTCGCCTGACGGCATCGTGTCGATCATAGTGGACCACCGCGAACTGTGGTTGTTCGGTACCAACTCCATTGAGGTTTGGTACGACTCCGGCAACGCGGACTTCCCCTTCACGCGCATCCAAGGCGCGTTCAACGAGATCGGCTGCGCGGCACCCTACTCGGTCGCTAAGTTGGACAACGGCCTGTTCTGGCTAGGAGCCGACGCTCGCGGGCGCGGCATCGTCTACCGTGCCAACGGCTACACAGGCCAACGTATCAGCACCCACGCCGTCGAGTGGCATATCCAGCAGTACGCGCACCTAGGCGACGCCATCGGCTACACTTACCAGCAGGACGGCCACGCCTTCTATGTGCTGGTCTTCCCCGACGCCAAGACGACATGGGTCTATGACGTCTCGACCGGCGCATGGCACGAGCGGGCCAGTTGGATCGACAGCGCCTTCGACCGTCACCGCGGCAACTGTCAGATGGCTTTCGCTGATGAGATTGCCATCGGCGACTTCGCCAACGGCAACGTCTACGCTTTTGATCTAGAGGTCTACGCCGACAACGGAGACATTCAGCGTTGGCTTCGCAAGTGGCGGGCGCTGCCTACCGGCCAAAACGACCTCAAGCGCACCACCCAGCACGCGCTGCAACTCGACTGCGAGACGGGCGTTGGCTTGAACGGGCCGGGGCCTGAAGACACCTTCTACCTGATGACGCAAGCCAACGACTTCCTGATCACGGAAGCGGGCGACTATCTTGTGGAGGATTTCATCCCCGTGATCGGAACAGACCCGCAGGTCATGCTGCGCTGGTCCGACGACGGTGGCCATACATGGTCCAACGAATACTCGCGCTCAATGGGCAAGATCGGTGAGTACGGCTACCGCACGATCTGGCGCAGGCTTGGCATGACGATTAAACTGCGCGACCGCGTGTACGAGATCACCGGCACGGATCCCGTCAAGATCGCCATCATGGGCGCTGAATTACAGGTCAGCCCCACCAATGGCTAACATCACCCAAATCCCCGCGCCGCGCGTTCCGATCATTGACGAGCGCACGGGCCTTATTTCGCGTGAATGGTTCAGGTTCTTCAACAACCTGTTCACCCTGCTTGGCAGCGGCACGACCGACGACATAACAGAAGTCTTGAAGATCGCCCCCACGGCGGACGCCTACGCTGTGTCGCCCTTGGCTGAAGTGGATAAGAACCTTCAGGCGCTTGCGGTGCAGCCAAACTATGACGCGCGGCTGACCGAACTCGATAAGGAATTGCAGTCGCTATCCTTAGCGCCTGCAAATGCACCGCAGCTTGTTCGTAAAAGCTACGGCGCGTTCCACGACAGCACCACACAGACCGCCGCCGTAATCAATACCGCGTACCCGATCACGTTTAATGCCACCGATATTTCGTTTGGCGTTACGCGCGGTACGCCAACGTCGCGCATTTATGTGGACCGCCCTGGCGCGTACAATTTCCAGTTCTCCATGCAACTGAACAAGACTTCCGCCGCCGCCAAAAAGGTTTGGATTTGGTACAGGCTAAACGGCGTCAACGCTGCCGATAGCGCTACCGAAGTCACTTTGGCCGGTTCTAGCGCCGCGATTGTCGCTGCATGGAATTTTGTGCTAAACATGAACGCAGGCGATTATTTCGAATTGGTGTGGTCAACGGATGACACGGCTTGCCAAATTGTTAGCCTCGCATCTGTTGCGCCTGTTCCGGCAATTCCGTCTGTCATTCTTACCGTTACCGACAACATCTCCGCATAAGGGTCTTCAAATGGTTGCCACGCTGTCTCCACCGCCCAAACTGCAATTCCTTGATGCTGCCGGTCAGCCTATGGCGGGCGGCAAACTGTACACCTACGCGGCGGGCACCACGACGCCGCTAGTGACATATGCCGATAGTTCGGAAGCCGTCAACAACACCAACCCAATTATCTTGGACTCCAGAGGCGAGGCCAACGTATGGCTTGGCCTGCTGTCGTACAAGTTCAAGCTCACCACACCTGCCGACGTCGAGATCTGGACAGCCGACAACGTAACCACCGGCACGGCTGCGGCGGTGACGGCTGTGGAGAGCTATCTAGCCTCCAGCACGGGTGCGAACCTAGTCGGCTTCCAAAGCACGGGCGCGGGC